ATTATCTTCGTATCCGCCTAAACTTTTATCTATTTTCCCTAATGAAACTAATGCGCCTCCAGCCATACCTTCAGCAGTTCCGCCCACATTATTAATTAAATTTGAATAAGGGTTATAATTTAGTTTAAATAGATCTATATTAGATTGAACACCGGCTTTTTTGGTATCTAATTTAACATTCTCATTTAAAATATCTTGATATTGTGCCTTATTGTTTTTATAGTCTTGTAAATCTATTTTAAATTTAGCAATGTCATCAGGGGTTGCTGTATTATCTTTTATTTTTTGCTGAGTTTTTAATATGTCCTCCGCTAGATAATTCATAGTATCTCCGTATAATACTGATTGTGCAGTATTCACTTTTTGTTTATTAGTAATATTTTGTATATTACCAATTTCCTGGACTTTTAAGGCTTCTTTTTGTTCTTTTAATTCTTTATCATTTTCAGTTAACCCCCCTGTAAAACCGGGAGTAAACATGTCGTTAATTATACGCTCTTTATTTTCTTTTACTTTATCTTGTAGAAATAAATCTTTTTGTATATCTATTAATTGAGGGGGAACAAAACTTATATTATTTTGCTTTGCAATTAACTCTTCATTTTTTATTTTTTCTTTTGCTGCCTCTTCATATTTTGAAAATGGAATTTTTGTTTTTTCTGTATCATATAATTCAAATGAAGGTAAATCAATAGTATCTCCGCTTAGAGCTTCAAGTGTTTTTGGAACAATATTTGCAATACCCATTGCAACATTACCCGCTTTTTCTAATCCTGTGGATATATAATCAGAAATCTGTGTAGTATTTTCTTCATCAACTAAATCATTTTGAGCATCATTATAAGCTTTGCTATTGATATTATTAATAATATTTTGATTATTCTTATAAGTCTTACTTAATCTAGTCTTTTGCTCTTGGAAACGAATTAAAGATTTTGCTTCTTCGCCTTCCTTTATAGTGATGTCTTTTGCTTTTTTTGCTTTATATTCTGGAGTTGCACCTTCTTCTTTAAAAAGAAATTCTTTTTTAGAAACTTTTGCTCCAATATCTGAAACGCCGGGTTCAACAGTAATATCTATTTGTTCTTCTTTCTTTGCTACCGGAGTTGGTTTAACAACTTCTTTTTTAACCTCAGCTTTCTTTTGCTTTGGTCTTAAAGTAAGTTTATTCTTTTTAACATAGTCATCAGGGGTTAAACCTTTTTGTACAGCCAGTTTTATTACTTCGTTCTCTGGCAACGCGGTCCCATCAGGGAGTATATATTCAAACATATTGTTTTGTTTAAACTAGTTATTTATTGTTTTATTTACCTAAGTATGATCTGAACTGAGCGCCTGTAACTTTGTCTTTTAGTATTGTGCCATCTGCTCTAACCATTTGCACTTTACCGTCATTAAATTCAAAGCGCATTGTGCCTTTACCTCTAACTGGTAAATCAATTGCTTCTATTTTACCGGACACTAAATCGCTATAATCATTTTTATAATCACTTATTTCTTGTTCCGTGAATAATGCTTTTGTAGGTTTACCTGTTTTTGTTGTACCGCCGACTTTTGTTTTAGTTGGCTTTGCTTCTACATCTGTAACTGTCGCAATATCATTATCAGGCGTCATTACAGCTTGTTTGTCTGGTATTGTATCAATCATGTATTGCAAGTAAGCGTCTTGAAATTTCTGTTTACCCTCTGGTGTTAGTAGATCTGCGGGAGTAGTTAAATCAACTTTTCTATTTTTAGCATATTCTTCATTATACCACGATGACGCTGATCTTGTATCGGATAACATTCCAGCAGCCTGCTTATTTGCTTCTATTGCTAATAAAGGTCTTATTTTTTCTTTATCTACTTGCCTATAAACTTGTTTTACAGTTTTACCGGTAATTCTTTCAGGACTATCAACTAATATTTCTTTACCTAAATAAGTGTCATTAATCAATCCTAATGAGCGAGTTGTATTGCCTTTAGCATCTTGTTTAGTATCTACAATATAAACCCCACTATTGAGCTTATTTTGATCCATTGGGTCCATGGTATTTGGAATATAAACAAACGGCCCACCTCCTTGTTGATTCATACTGCTTAATTGATTGCCATCAATTTTCTGTGTAAATGGCTTTCCTCCTACTTCTCCCTTTATTACCCAGGTTCGTATATTCGGGTCCTCTTTATCAATTTCAAATGAAGTAGTACCTTTAGCATTTCCTGTCAACACTTTCATTGCCATTACCATAGTTGGATCATTGCTTGCGGATAGTCCCCCCATATTCCCAATATTAGCGCTATTTTTTTCAAATGATTCGCCATAAGAACCTATTGTTGCAATATCATTTTGAGCACTTGGAATAGATGCTCTTATCTTAGCCATTCTTTGTAAAGTTTTACTTCTATCAATAGCTGCTCCTGTTTGTAATGACATATTTAATTCACCATACTCTTTAACCAAAGGGTCTAATGGAGTATGAAAATCAACATTTTGCTTCCCGGCAGATGCTTTATCTATTTCCGCATATAGTTTTAAATTACTCTCATCAACGTTTAGTTGATTTGCTAGTAATTCTTTTTTATTTGCTTCTAATTCTTTTTTTAATTGTGCTTGTTTAGCAGCATAAGATTGTATAACACCTGCCGTTGTTTGTGTTATTGTACTTTGAAGATTTTGAAAATGTTGTGCTGTTTGAGTATCTAGTACTTCTTGTGGATTTGAATATGCTCCCATTTATTTTTTATTTATTAACAATTAACCTTTCCAAGTTGCGGGTATTGCATAATTAGAAGACTTAAATTGACCGGTATTTGTCCCCCCCCCACTTTTAAATGCTCCAGAGCTAGCCATTGAACCTATTGTAGATGTTATTCCGCCAATCATACCTGTTAATGCTCCTGTTTGATCTGCTCTGGCTTGTGCTTCTCTTGCTTGCGCTCCTGATAATTGTCCTGCAACTCTATCCATTTTTTGCATTTCTCTAACTTCTTGTTGTCCAAAAACAAATTGTTTACCAGCAACTTCAGCTTCTTGCATTCTACCAGCTTCAGACATTTGAATACCTTGGATTCTTCCGGCTTCGGACATTTGTATTTGTTGCAATTGTTGTTCGCCCTGCGCTCTTAATTTTTCATTTGCTGCTTCTTGTTGTTCAATACTTGCTGAAATGCCTTGTTTAGATTGTAAAGCTGCTTGTGCTAATGCAGTTGCTCCTCCCGCGCTTGCGCCTGTTTCTCTAAGTGTATCTAATGACGACGCTAATGATAGGTCGGTTTGCTCCGCCTGAAACTTAGCTGCTTGTGTTGCAACTCCTAAGTTAGCATAAGGATTACTTACCATTCCTGATAAATCTTTTGCCAATCCGCTCAAGTTTTTAACCCCTGCGTAAGGATTTATAATTGCTTGTCTATTATTCTCTAAAGCAGTTAATTCCGCTTGTCTTTTTGCAGCATCTCTTGAAGCGGCTCTTCTAGCTTTTTTAGCGGAACTCATACCAAAGATACCACTGGCAACTGAAGCAGCCCCACCAATAATCCCGGCAACAACCATAGAGGCATGCTGCATAGGCATTGCGGGAACGTTAGTTAAAGTTTCTATTAATAGTAGCATGTATTATTTATTTAAAAGTTTATATTTTTCGTAAGTGCTGTAGTAGACGCAAGTTAAATTGTCTTCTAATTCTTCTATATTCGTATTATTAGTTGGGTTTGGGAATACATTAACAAATGTGGAATCTGTTATTGCGTTTAGTACCCTTTTTGTGCCGGCGGAAGATTTTATATAGCATGGCCCCGTATAATATTCAACCCCGTTATCTGTAGCTATTGCTAATTCACCAGAAAGTAAAAACCAAATGTGATCATTCTTATGCACTCTGCCTATTACCAACCCTCCTTCTTGTATAAACATTTCTCTTACATAAATTCCTTCTGCAAAAGTATGTTTTAATGGAAACATATCCGAGTTGCCCTTAGCTATTAAATCAGAGTCAGAATTTAACATTGCTTCTTGTAGATGTTCTACTTTGTCTATAAATTCTTTCGTGCTTAAAGCGTTGGTCATTTAATTTAATTTAATATGTTGATTCTATATATTCTGTCGATGCCGAAAATACCTCCTTTGGCCCATTTGGATCAGTGTCAGCATCAGTTGATATGGTTACAGTTGAAAAATAACCTTTTATACCTGACATGGCATCGCCAAATAATACTTCACCAGGTGTTGCTTCACTCTTATTAATTAATGTAGCCATATATTTATTTTCTTTTCTATTGAACCCGGCTCTATTTATTGGAGGGTATAATACACTTGGATATGAATTGTTATAATTATCATAACTACCCATCATATAGCTGAATACTGCTGGATTAGCTGGTAATGTTGCAGTGCCTACGGAATCGTAAGTTGAAATATAATTTGTATGCAACAAATCTGGCCCAGTTAGATCAGACTCAAAAGAATCGACTTGCCAACCATTAGTACCCTCATAATTTATTGTATTAAATATTTTTACACTACTTGGATTGCTATTAAAGATAAATGTAACACTTGCTTTGTTTTGTATGCCATAAAAATTACATCTAGTATTTGGAGTTTGATTGTAGTGTTCCCATAGTCTAGCATCTTTTATAGTATAAAGTTTATTTTTTAAACTTATAATATTAGATGGATCAAAACTAAAAAAACTAGTAAACCCATTAATTTGTTCGCTATAACCAAGTGTATTATATTTTACTATTGCAGATGGATTAGAATTTTGTAAAGATATTAAATATTGTTTATTATGGGAATCCCATCCTCCAACTATTTTTCCAATACCTCCTAAAGCTACTGGATTGTCAATATTACTAAATTCATCTCTAAAAAAATCAGACATTCCATATTCCGATATTTCGGTTATACCATCTTGGGAAAGCCTCAATACTGCATTCCTATCTCTATCAGTAAAATATTTTCTATAACCATATACCGCAAAACTTTGAGGGTCTCTACTTATTCCATAGTTACCCGCATAAGCTTGTATTTGGCCTATTACAGATTTAGATGATGTAACAGTTCCTCCGCCCTCTGCTGAATAAATAGCGTCTTTGTCTATTAGAGCCCTGCTAACTTTGTTTTCTTGGAATATTATTAAGTTGGTATCTTCTGCATAAAGTTTTTGTATTGTGCCATTAGATGGGTTTAAACTTTTAGATATATCTTCGCCAATTGGAAATTGATTAGTGTTATTTACTCCGGTTCTAGAATTAAATACTCCGGAATATATTAATGAATTTGATCTAATAGTAACGGAATTGTCGTCTTCAACTAAATAAGCCTTAACTCCTAAGTCAACTGTTGTATTATTATATCCACCTTGTATCCTTGATTCTTCTATAACCCAAGCACCTGGGTTTAAATTGCTTTCATTTACTGACCATCCCTTGGCAGCATAAGGTATGCCAAAAGAACCGTTCCATGATGGGGTTGTTGCGGCCGTATCATTAAAAACCTTTTTTAATAAAAAAGTATTAAAATATTTTACTTCTATTATTGTGGCCATAGTATTATTGGTTATTATTAATATTACTTATTTGTTAATATAATTACATTTACTAGTACTGCATTATTGAGTGTACAATACACCGGCAGTGCCAAAGCCATCTGGGCTTTCAGAAATAAGTTCATATCGTATTTGATAAGTCCATGTATCATCTTCTAGCATAACAACAGTAGTAGATTCGCTAATACCTTGAGTAGATCTGGAAACAGAAATAGGCGGCTGAGTAGTTCCTATTATATCAAAACTTATAAAAGACCTTGCGTAAGGACCATTGGCAACACGTACATAAAATGTAACGGGTTCTCCAGTAACTGTTACGGTACCATTGAGTACGCCTGAATCAGAGTCTTGTCCACTTACAGAAAAAGAACGTTGAGTGCTAAATTCGACGTTGTTTAGGGACACCATTGTCACCGTTATTGGTAAAGTTTTTACTAAACCACCAGCATCAGTAACTGTAATGTTAAAACTGTATGATCCAGTAAGATTGGATGGGGCCGTTAACGTGGCAGAGCCGGACGATGTTGCGGATAAAGTAAATAATTGACTACCACTTCCATTTTTTCCAATAACTAATCCATTCGTATAATTAGTAACTCCATTCCCCTCAGCGGCTCCGTTTGTAGCCTCGAAGGTATATATATTTGTTTGCCCAACATTTCTTGTAATAGTTAATGTACTTGTAGTAGGTATTGTGAATCTAGGTATAATATTAGTTATTGTACCGTAATTTGTAAAAGTTTTAGGTGAATATCCGCTTTGAGTAGTTGTTATGACAAATGTAAAATTATTTAACAAGGCATTATCACTATAGAAAAAATAAGAACCTGCGGCTGTTCTAATTTTATATTTTTTAGTAGGCGCATCAAAAAGATAAATTTCAAATTTAGAAGATACTATATTGCCAGCATTATCTGTAACTAACAAAGTAATATTATTAGGAGTTTTTGCAGTATTGTCAGCTCCTATAAATCGTAATTCTCCTGTAACATTATTTAGCGGGCTCCAATCCTCTTGTAAATTAAACGCCCAAGAGTCTAATGATATGATTTGGTTTGGCGGTGCCCCACTTTCAATAGCATCATTTAATTCGCTTATTAAACCAACTGTAGACGTTTCCCAGTATATATCTAATTTGGATTCTACCGGGGCAGTTTCAAGTATAGCTAAATGTTGTAATATTGTTGGGGTTGTTTGTTGTATAATACCTATCTGACTATTAGTTGAGATTTTTGCAATTAATGGGTTAGAAATATAATTATAAAAATTATTAATACCGGTTAGTATAGGATCAGTTACAGTCCCATTAGCGTAGAATAATGAATTAGTAGTCGCTATAGTACTAACAATAGAATTATCCTCCCCAGGATATGATTGTTCATTAAATGGAGCGGTGCTTGTATTATCTACTCTAGGAAATAATATTACACTGCTAGAAAATTGCACTTGCGTAGGACCTACTTCCTTTAAATCTCTAGGAACTTTATTGATATTATCATTAATTAATACAGTATGTGATGTACGCCCTATTTCTAATGCCGCATTATTTGGGTAAGCTGCCATTATTCCAGGTAGGTATACATTATAATATTCTTGTTCTGTTTGTTTTACAACTATTTTATAAGAATACCAACCTAATGGATTGTAACTTGAACTTAATGGATTGCCATTATATACGCCTGGCCAGCCAAGTGTGGTATTAGAATTTTCATCAATCGTAGAATTAAATCCTATTTTTAATGAATATCCAGGCCATTGGGAAGGAACAATACCTAACTCTGATTTAATATAAGGGACATATAAAGACCCAGCTCCTAATGAAGATTCTGTTGTTGCTGTATTAGATAATATTACACCTGACTGTCTGCCAAATTTATCACAAAGTACAATTCCAATCTGGTAATTTCTATTTTGTTTTAAAGAATGGTTTGGATATTCTTTAATACTGCTACCTTTAAGAAGTCCATCAGACCCACTATATATTGATGTTGGATTAAAAGCAAACTTTGTGCTAAATCCAGCATTAAAATCCATTGTTTTAGGATAATAAAATTTATCTTGATAGTTACTATATATTATTCTATTGCCTGCAATTTCTTGGCCTAATGCTTTAACTGGTGTTTTATCATAAACTCTAATTAAATCTTTTTCAGGCAATGTTTTAAATGGTTTTTTAGATTGATAATTATACGAATATACAATATTAGTACCTGTTTGCCAGAATACATCAGTGGACCCTTCGATTGGTATAACATCAATAACATTAACCTTTAAACTATCTGATTCTTTATATAATATTTCTATAGTTGATATTTTACATAAAGAATATACTTCTTTTGCAGTAGTTGGCAATGGAACTTGCAGTAATATATTATTTACTTTATTTTCCATAAAATCAACTACTGTACTTCGGTAGGTGTTTGCTTCATCGTCGATTGGGATAGTGTCACTTTTATAAGTAAAATACCCGTCTTGTTTAGGTATGAATGCTATTTGTGTAAATGGCGCCATTAATGAATATTCACCATCTTCAAATCTATATCTATAACTAAATCTAACAAATTTATTTTCTAAAAATGTAGCATCCCCAGGGTATGTGGCATTATAATATGGATTGTCAGTTGTAGTGTCAGGAAGTTTTATACTGGTAACATCGTACATTGATGTTTCGTATTGATCTACTGTTGTATTAAGTAAATTTGTTATACTACCATTATTAAAACTAATAATAGACGAAGCGACAAATGAAGTTATATTTGTGCCAGAAAAAGTAATGCTAATTACGGTTCCTTTGGCAAATGTAGACCCGCCAGGCGTTGCAATTACTGTTGATCCAATTTCTAATTTATTTGCCGCAAATGGAGTACCTGGGGTAATTGTAGCCGTATATGGACCACTGCCTGAAATAGCGCCAACACTAGCTGTAGCCGATAAGGTAATATTTTTATTTAAAGTAGTTATTTTAAATAAATCAATAGGTTTAACGGGTGTTAACTTTGCTACAGATATTTGGTCTTCTGTTGTATAATATCCAACCTCAGACGAGGCTTTCTCTGTATTTATTCTTCTAGGTTGATTTCTATTATCTGTCCAAAAAAGCAAATCCTCTATTAAATTAACGCCTAATATTGGATTTAATATAGAAAAATTTAGATAAGGACCAATACACAATTCTTTATTAGAATTAGTTAGAGTATTATATACATATATCGCATTTTGTGCAGTTGGGACGTAATTAGCCGATGCATTGTTTGTCAAGAATATGTATATATTATTATTAGATTCGTCCGCGTAAGTCCCGATGCACTGCATAGTTCCATCTATTATGTCTCTATAATCACTCACTAAAGAATTACCTAATATATTTTGTAAGGTACCTACATCTGAACTTTCAGATTTATTAATTTGCAAATTTAAAGCATGACGATATTCATTATCCGGAACTAATCTACTATCTAAATCCCTATTCATTTTAGACCCGGTAAAATTATTTTTAATTTCAGCCATTTTTTTTAATGTTTAATCCATTTATATTGACCTCTCAATACTTTTGTAAACTCATCTAATTTAATATTAGACAATCTTAATTTAGCATTTCTTAACTTAGCAAATTTTTCTTGCTTTAATCTTTGTACGATATATTCTGGTTGATTAGACCTACCTGATATTATTGAATGTAATATATAAGCATACATTGCTTCCTCCGCTAACTTAGGAACTTTAGTATCTAAGTCATAAGCAAGCCCGTCGGATATATATTCTAATAATATTAAGGAACCGACTAATTCGCTGCTAAAAGATATTTTACCTTCTCTCTCGTTGATAATGAATGTGCCGTTGAAATTAGCGTTAGCGGTATCCATGCCATATCTTTGTCCTAAAAAATTATATGTATTAGAATCTCCATTACTAAAGTCTAAATCATTTATACGTTTTTTACCACTATTTTCAGATGGGTTTGATTCTTTCCATCTTTCCTCAATTATAGAAGTACCTGTTATGTTATAATCAAATGTATCTTGTATAGGTATTCCTTCAGTATCTTGCACCGGCGTTGTATATGGTGAACCATTTAACATTCCTGGGTATATAATATGTTTTACCCCGTTTGAATCAATACGCGAGACCTTAACGTAGTTTACGTAGTCTTGCGGTATAACAACATTTAAGTTAGGCGGTATAGTTAGTTCTTGAGATTTAATGCTTTTCAGAATATCATAACTAAACTCCTGCAAACCTCTTTTAGCATGAAATACAATATCGGTTCTTTTAATACTAGGTATTAATTTATCAGACCCAACATAAGCAACTATAAAGTTGTTTATAATTTCATCTAATTTAATATAAGCATAACTTCCATAGTTTTCTTCAACAACAGTTCCGAATGCATCATTATCTCCGTACTTACCACCCTCTAATCTTTTTAATTGTACTAAGTAAATATTATTTGCGGTCGCCCCGTTGGTTAACGTAATAACGTTATTAACAACCTTTGATATACGAGGGGTTGTAGGCGCTAATACTTCAGTAAAACTTTCCCCGTTATCAATGCTTTTATAAAACTTAAAATTATTTAATTCATAATTATCGTCATCCGCGTCAGAAGTTTTCCATATAAGTGAAGTATTAAACCCGCTAAAATCAAATGTAATTTGACCAGCAGTAGCCATAATACTTTTAGCTCCTTCGTAGTATTGCCTATTAGTTTCTGTAATTAAACTCATTTGTTATTATGCTTTTGAATTAATTTGTTCAGCTTGAACTTGAGTGGCTGCTATTTGTACTATAGATGGATCTTTTATTATTATACCAGCATACATTAATATTCTTAATATAATATTTGTTTGTTCACCTGCGTCTAATTCAAAATTACGAGATCCAATAGACGGAGATCCGTAAACGTAGGCTCTAGCATCGTAAATATATTGTCCTCTTGTACCTGTATAAAATCCCCATATTGGATCAAGGGGTTTTCTTAAATATGTTATGCTTATCCCGTCCTCTATAGTTGATGGATATACATATATATTAGATTTTCTATAAATATATAATGGATATGTTAACGATGGATAGGTTAAATCCGATCTTTGTAATTGCTTTAATTCATTAGGTTGTACTTGCTGCACTTCCACTTCAATATTATTAATATTTGTGTATGTAACAGTACCTAATTTATATATTTCATTTGGCGGAACAAGTACAGGCGAGAGTACACCGGAAGAATATGTAAAAGTATTTAGGGATTCTTGGAAAATAGATAGTTTTTGGTCTATATCTTTTACATGATCACTATATTCACTTTCATTACCTGGGACTCTTAACATCTGGTTTAAATCATCAAAATATTCATTTAACATTTGCAATTGAACTTGTGATGATATACTATTAAATTCTTGAGGAGTCATGTATCCGCGTTGCTCCTTGTTTAATATTAATAAGACAGTTTTATAAACTGTATCTACATTTACTGCCATTTTATATATTTTTTACGATGTGAACGAAGTGAATACTAATCTTGATTTTGATCTTTCTAGCTTATCCACTTTCTCTATTAATAATCTTTGTAATGTATTTGGATTTGTATTTTCTCTATTTGCTAATATTGCATAAATCATACAAGCATATAAAGCTTCTTCAGCTAATTTTGGAATAGAGGCTGTCTCATCGGTAGTTAAAGCATTAGATAAATAATTATAAGCTATATTAAACAACGAAATAGCTTCACCAAAATAAATTTTGTCATTAATATAGTCTATATAATATTCAGTAGTACTAGTAGTTGGCCGAGTTGTAACCTGTGTCATTGGCACTGAAGTGTTCACAAGAGAAAATGTTAATCCTGTTGTGGTTCCAGCTACTGTTACTACTCCTGCCCCGCCTAAAGTTTCAGATAATTGGAATTGAGAAGTTCCATTTGTTGCTATTATATAATATGTTTTTGGTCCAGGATACACATAACCAGTTATAAGACCATCGCCAATATCGGTTCCGGCAATAGTTACCGTACCTCCAATAGTTAGCTCTGTTATGGCATCACAAGAAAATAATCCAAATGAAGAAGTGATAGTAACATTAGCGAGTGTGGCTGATGGTATTAAAGGACTTCTTGTCAAAGATATAGTAGCTACAAAATCACTTGGCAATGGGTAGTAAGGATAAATTGCGGGAACTACTGGTGGGCCAACTGACCCAGGAACATAAGCGGTAGTCGTACCAGTTATATTCATTTGGCTTTTCAAAGTCTCATAAGCAAATTCTTGTAAACAACGTCTGGCATGGAATACTACTTCAGTACGTTTTGCATCTGGTATTAATCTACCTGGACCTGTATAAGATATTAAAAAGTTATTTATAATATCATTTAACGATATAAATGCGTTAGATAGTGTCATGTATTATTATTGTTTTGAGTTAACATTTACTTGTTGTTCTTTTTGTATACCTAATGACATAACTAGTTGGTCCTTAGTCATTACGCCTGCATATTCTAATATTTTATTTACAAGTAATGGTTGGTCTGATTTATGTATTTCAAAATTTATAGAGTTTAAAGGATCATATATATAGTGACCTAAATTTGGATCTATATTAAATGCCCATTTAATATCTGAAGGGAACTTTAAATAATTTAGTTTTATTGGCGCGGTCAATGACTCTGGGTATAATGTTATATTTCTATTCTCATAGGTATACACAGGATAAAAAGATGACGGAGCTGTTAAAGGCGATGCGTTAGTAGTATATATTTCATAAGGTTGAATTCTTTGTACTTCTCTATTGTTATATACTACTACACCTAACTCTTGTAAATTAGTAGGTGTCGCATATATACCGCTAGTTTGATTTACATTAGCAACCGTTTTGAATATTGATATTTTTTCATCAAGTAATGCCATCCTATCAGCATAAGCTAAACTAGTTTGCGGAGTTCTTAAAAGTTGATTTAAGTCATCAAAATATTTAGTAAATATTTCTTGTTGTACTTGGGCCCCTATTTTATTAAACTCCAATGGTGTTAAAACACCTCTTTTTTCTTGTTCCAGTACAACTAGAACTGCTTTATAAACTTGATCTACGTCTATTGCCATTACCTATGATTTATTTTTATTATTATTATGTTTATAATAAATAAGCGGATACTGCAGTTTTATTTACAATATCCGCCTATATATTATTATTACGTATTATTTAATTTTTTTCTCTATTGACTTAAAGACTTCTGTCCCTTCATCTGTTTTGAAAAATGCGGCCATTGCTGAGAATGGATTTTCATCAAATGGCACTGTCATTAATTTTTTATCATTAGTTCCCCAGGTAAATGTACGCTGGTCTTGTGAAAGTTTTATAATACCTGCTTCAGCTGCTCTAATTGCTACATTACGTAGTTGAACATTATCATCATTAGCTAGTTCTAAGAACAAACCGGGATTGCTTTTAGCGAATAATAGCAAATCTCTTTTTAGCTCCTTAGAAGTCATCGACGTAACCCTAGAGCCCAGTTCAACCCTTAGTATTGCTTCTGCTTGGTCAATTTCAATATTCATTGCCATATTGAGGGCATTGATTTCTAATTCTAAATCTTCTAATTCATCTATAGCGTCTGCTACTTCATCTAACTCTCTGTAATAATTATTTTTAGCTGGATGATATAAAGATAATAGTTTTTGTAAGTTTTGTTTTTCTTTTGGTACTACAAGAACACCGTCTTCAAATACAATATGTCCTAATGTTACTTCTCCTTTTTGTTCGTCTTTAAATGGAGAGTTTTGATTTGTCGCGTATCTTAATTCTCGTTGTTCTTTTAAATCAATATCAAACCATAAAAATGGATATCTTGCGGAATGTTTTGATTGTACGGTATATGTTAATGGGGTATACCCAGTAGATAGTAAATATGTTCTATCTTTTATTTCCCAGGTTGATGGGATTTGTGCTATTTGTTTTGTTGACATGATATAATATAATTTATTTATTTTTTTATTTTAAAGTAAATATTGCCCCTATTAATATAACAGGGGCAAATTTACATTTATTTATGACTATGCAGCTGTAAACAATACAAAATTGTTTGCTCCTTGTACACATAAACATCTTTCAGACAAGAAGTGCACCTCCATTGCATCTACATCAGACGTGTAAGCTCCACCAGCAGAACCTAATACCCAAGTTTTCATCTTACGGTCATCAGCTTGGTTAGCTCTATAACGAACGTGTAAGAATGGACGACGGATGTTAGTTCCTAATTGTTGATCGTAAACTGTAGAAGTACCAGCTGGTATTAAAACACCATCAATATTACCACCTTTTCCAGTTAAACCACCTCTAGTAGATGCATCATTTAGGTATTTCCAGTCAGTTTTGTAGAAATCATAAGAACCTCTACGGAAACCTGTAAATCCTAGGTTAAGAGACATTTGCTCAGAGTTTTCAAATAAACCATAAGCAACACCTCCGTTTGATCCAGCAGACAAACCACCTAGCATGTCATCAATTTCTAATGAAGTTGATCTGTTAAGGAAAAGCATATTCTCTTCAATAGCTCCTTGAGTATCTAAGTTTTTCAAAATGTTATCAAATGTTCCAAGCGCATCAGCTGTGGCGCTAGGGAAAGCTACTACAGTGTTACCTCTTTCTTTAACAGCAGCAAAAAGACCTTGTGTACCTTTTTTACCAGCAGCGTAAGCAGATCCGCTTCCTGTAGCAGATGCTAATTCACCTTCAACAACTGTCATTTCTAAGTAGTCTTCAAAACGTAATCTAGTTTCAGATTCCGCTTTAAGATACCAAAGAAATCCATTTGCTCCAGCTTCAGTAGCTACTTCAACCCACCCAATTTGAGCCATATCAGAACCAGAAACAGAATATTTGTTACGGATAATAACAGGTGAATTAGAATATTGTGTAAATTCAGGAGTAATACTTCTATATTCTGTTCCAGAAGCGGTGTCAGAAAGATTTGATCCTTTAACATATTCAGATCCATAAACGAATACTTTACATCCAGTAGTTGCGCCTGGGATACCAGTACCTGCGTTTTGGATTGTTGTACCTAAATATGGAGCAACTGTAATAGTAGCTAATGTAGCAGATGTATCTACAGACAATGTAACTACAGCTTTTACTTCAACACCAGTTACAGGGTTGATTATAACTACAGTTTGATTTTTAGAGATAACATTTTTGACAGATGTAGCTCCAGTAACTGTAGATGCATTTGTTGCAAAAGTAAATGTATTACCTGTTCCAACAGTTACATTGTTGTAAGCAACGTGTAATCTGTTTTGTTCAGACCAAACTACTTGGTCAGATTGCATAGGCATTTCAGCTCCTACCATACGAAGGAAACCTGATAATGTTCTATTACCATATCTTTCTACTTCTTGTTCGTAGATTTCTGGTAAATATTGTTGTGCGAAAGTGTTAGTTCCGTCTGTAAAACTCAAATAGTTTGTACTAAGAGTTTGTTGTTTTTGGCTTGGTATAATTGAACCAAATACCGGGGATGTTGCTACTGCAGCCATTGTTTCTTAATTTAATGTTAAAATCTTCTTGTTTGTATTTTCAATTTTGAAGTGTCAGTTCCGTTGATAGCTTTAACACGTAGTCCATTAACAAAAATTTCTCCAGAACTAGTTTGTCTAGGCTCGGTTGAAATGTTATTGGATTTTGCAACAACCTCTTTTATTGCATCGGCTTTACCCTGCTCATAAAAGTGTTTTGCAATTGTGTCAACATTATCAGCGGCGTACATGGCTTTATGATATCCTTTCAAATCTACAACGTCTCCCTTATCATTTAAGAACTTCTTAACTAGGTTAGTTATGTTTGATTGTTTATCTGCTACAACATCTTTATTAGCGACTCCATATCTAAAACTTTTATCTCCCAAGTTAAAATCAAAACCTTTGAAATCTTGGCTGAATAAATTTTTAGTGTCATCTTTAAATTTTGAATGCTGCAACTCCACCATTTGTTGCTCTTCATTATAGCGGTTAAAAAAGTCATTTGCTTTTTGTTGGTCTTGTGTAATACCAGGTCTCAACTTGATTTCCTCGTAATATTTACTTTTAAGTCCATCTAAAAAGGTCCTTGCTTTTGCAACCTCTTCTTTGAAAGCGAGTTTCTTTTTACGAATGTCTCGCTCTTCATCCAGTTCTTCATCATATTCAAAGTTGTCTTCCATAAGGAACTCAATCTCTTCATTATCTAAATGTGGACGTGTTTTTTTATAATATTCCTTTAATAAGGTTTCATTATTTATATTTGAATAATCTGTATTAAGTCTAACGTAATCATTAATGTCGCCACCTGTTTCTTCCATAAAAGAAATAAGTTTTTCTACATTCTCAGGTAATGGTTTACCAGAATACTCAGAAGCTCTAATTGCTTCATTTGCTTCTTTTATTAGATTAGTAGTCTCTTGTTGAATTTCTTCTTCTGTAATCTCGTTTATTAAGGTTACTTCTTCTTCTTGACTGGCAACGATTTTAGATTCTTCGTTTCCTTGGACCACTTCTTGCAATCCCACTTGGGATCCTTCGCTGACCAACACGCTTTCATTTGTGCTTTGCTCTTGAACGGCATTTTTAGTTTCTGTTTCGTTAGGAATAAATACTTTTGTTACTTCTTGTTCAGCCATTGCAATTGGTTCTGATTCTTTAATAGTAACCTTTGTAACTTGATCTACTTTGTTTAATTTCCTCAGGGTCTGTTTCTTTATTTTGAATTCACCCTCTGTTTTAATTTGTTCTGACATGATATAATATTATAAGATTGATTGGTAAAATTTATTTTGGTTCGAACTGAGCTAAATCAAATCCACTCATATTATCAAACCCGGCAGATTCAAAATCTTTTGGCATTGTTTTATTTTGTCTTTGATCTATTAGTTCTGACTGTTGTGTTGCTGTGGTTTTTAATCTATTGTCTTTGCGATCTTCAATAGTATTAAGTTTTGCTTGTTGCGCTTGTGAATTAATTTGAGCTAATTGCATCTGATATTTGAACTCTTCAGCCATTAATAACTTTTTAAGTTGAGCCTCATGCTCCATTCTTTGGATCTCAAATTGATTTTTAGATTGCAATATTTGAATTTCTGTTTGTGCTAAAGCTTGATTCTTTTGAACTTCAGCTAATGCCGCTGCTTCAGTTGTTTGAGCATTCGCTTGTGCTTGTGCTTGTATGTTTGCTTGTTGATTTGCTTGATCTCTTTCTTGTTTTTTTCTTCTCTTGTATTTCAAAGATTGATTAGCAAGTTTAAGATTATTAATCTCTCTTAAATCAATAGCGTCCTCAAGATCAATACCTCCTGATTGTAAAGCAACTTGTATATTTTGTTCTAGTTGCGCTTTTTCTTCTTCGTCTGGTTCTAATTCTAAAAATATACCAAAGTCATGAATATCTAAATTTTGTAATTCTTCAAGTGTTCTAACATTTGATACAGATATACTTTGTATTAAAGCATTTGCTGTTAACGGAAACTTTAGTGAATCTCCGATTCTTTTAGATATGTTTTCACATATTCTTAATGTTAAATATAAACTTGCATCTAATACGTGTCTAGTTGCTACATTTGAATTAGCTGCAGCCATTTTTTGTAATCCAACTAACGAGTTAGAATCTGGCATGGAACCATCTCTAGCTTCGTTAAGGCCAGTTACATCACGTATCATTTGTAAATAATATTGATATGTATTTATTAATGACGAAATTTTAGCATTACCAGACGATGTTTGTAATTCCTGAATAGGCACTTTACCGTGGTTCATACCGCCGTCCTGGCTCATTGACCTACCAACAATACTACCGGTTTGGAAATACATATTTAATGCTTCAGCCGGGTTGTAATTTGTACCGTTTCCTAAATCAACTTCAGCTAATCCATCAACATCAACAAACACTCCATCTGGAACCATTCTAGCAAGTACCTGTTGTAGTTTTAAATGCGTTATTTGAATCATATCTGCAAAAGAAGTAATTCTACTTACTATAGATTCAATTCTTCCTTTATAAAGACGTGGTGCACAAATAGCGTAGTTCATTTCTACTTTTGTAGTATCTGCTAATGGCCTTGTCATATTCTCAGCCAACTGCCATTTAAGCATTCTGTTATGCCCAAGTATTTTTGCTCCCGAATAAAGAACTTCAATACTCCTAGATACTACATTAAAATTATCATTTGCAGGAGGATTAAAACCATCTGACTTAACTAATGCTTTTTCTAATCCTTGTTCTGTTTGTTTTATTTTAAATACTTGATTTGAATATGTTTTGTATTCAAAGTATAAAACTTGTATTGTGGTTGTGTCGTAATTTTGATTTGTATAAGTACGACTATAATCATTCGTGCCTGGAAACTTTTCAATTTCTTTTAAATCATCATCGGTTAAGTTTGGAAATTGCTTTTTAAGTTCTTCTAAACTAATTGATTTAACTTCACCAACATAATATATATCACTAAAGTTTGGATCTTCTGTATATGAATAAACTAAATTAGCTGGATCTATATAATCCACTGTTACACCATTAGAACCATTCCAATTTGTTTTTACTGCGCCAATACCTAATACTGTTAAATCATAATTAAGTCTTTTTGCAATAGTGTCAAATTTGTTTTTATTTAAAACATAATTGATTACTTCTTCTTCTGCAATTTCAATAGCTTGTTTATAATTTAATTGCAAATGTATTTCTAACTCCTCATTATCTTCAGGCAATGAATTAGGATCCGGGGTGCTATATAAATTTGCTCCAAGTTTTTCTTGAATATCATTCAACAAGTCCTTAGCATTCATGTCTCTTAATAATGCCGCAGTATAATTTGTTTTCTGTGCAATAGATTGTGGGTCTTGCGCAAATGTTTTTATTTTAAATAATTTATTAGACATACCATTAACAACTATATCCACAAATTTTGGTATAATTGGTATTGGTTTCCAATCTAAATTTAAATAAGATAGATCACCATTGATAGATAATTCATCTTTATATTTCTGTATACTTTGTTCGCCCCTGGCATATAATCTAAGATTATGGAAAGTTTGCCAGTTGGTGCTCCATCTGTCATTTCCAAGGCTAGACCTATTACTTCTAAACCACTCACCCTCTATAGCCATACCTACTGCATAACCATAGTCTAATGTTTGTTTTTCTTCGTCCGGTACCACCTGACTTGGGAAAGAGCTATTCGTGTTAGTATAAATCATCTATTATATTATTTGTGAACTATAACCT